TTCTGAGCCGCCAGAATAGCGCCAGGGATAGGAAGAAAACGGGAAACTATAAACACACGTCCGAAAAGAAAACCCGTCAGAGGCAGCGCTACAGCCTCACAGGAGACGGAAGACGGAACGCCAGCACAGGCCATCAGCGGCAGGGCGGGCCGGAGCTGCGCCCCATGTTGATTTTCGATCTTAGGTTTTATTAGGTTTTTGATTTCAGGTTTTCTCAGGTTGTGGGCGCTTCAATACTAAGTTTTACTAAGTTTTACTAAGTCCTGCCCCATTTAATTGCGTCGAATTCGAGGCGGTTTTTGCAATGTCATGTTTTGACATACTCCATGCGTGGAAAAAGTCAGGTTTTGTCTAGTTTATTGCATTCGACCTTCCAATAAAAACGCAAACTGTGGCATTATAACGCTTCCGAAACCATAAGTTTTGATAAGTTTTTCAGCCAGCACAGCGGCGGCAAATACTAACATTTACTAACATCCCCGGCCTCTGTATTATTTCCACTACCACGCCCTTTTAGGTGAAAAACTTCGGAAAAACCCAGGCCCGGGGGACCGCTACACAGGGCAACATGGTGTTTATTTCTCCCTGTTTTTTGCGTAAAAGGAAACAGCGGGAAACAATCGCCTTTTTCCAGCGCTTCCCGCTTTTAGATAGATATATCTGAAAAATACCCCGGCATACCCTCCATACTGCCCGCCACCAGGGCGGCAGATCGGGAATGAAATGTAGTAAAATGTAGTAGTCATGTGACCGTCATGTGACGGTCACAGAAGCAGAAGAACGCCACCCGGGAAGAACCGGGAGGCGTTCTGTGTGGTCAGTCCATATATTCGCATCCGATAAGTTCAGCAATACGTTTTCCGCTGAATGTATGCGAAAACATTTTCCCTTCCAAAAAATCGGGTGGGCTTATGAGTTGAGCAGGATCAATATACTCTTCATCGTCTTCGGTAACAAAATAGACAGCACCATCTAAAGCTACCGCTTCATAGATGCTTTTCCCATCATATGCACCAAAGCCATTTTTTGCGTCACAGTCAATAACCGTAACGAAGGCAGTTTCCCATGTGTCAGCTGCATTAGACATATCTGCAAATATCACATTTCCGTAAATTCGGAACGAAGACGGGTCTTTCATGTAGCCCATGAGTTGCTTACAAACTTGAAATGGTGAGCCGGTCATGTCCAGCAGCTTCTTTTCTACTGCATCCAGTCGGCTTGTATTGACTTTCCTTGCATCTTCCTCAGGCAGCATATCATAGAATGTTCCAGCAGCTGCAATATATCCCAAATTCTCTGTGGTAATATCTTTTAAGTTTTCTGTAGTGAAATTGCCGTCAATAGCCTTTATTAGCGTTTCGCAGTTTCTCACCGCCGGGCTTTTCCCGCAAGCCGCCAGCCACACGCAGACAACAGCAAATAGGCAGACAGCAAAGATGGTTTTCATAATTTTTTTCATCGTGAATCCCCCTATTTCTTTAGGTAACTTCATCATACCCGCCCATACCAAGAAAAGCGACAACAAGCAAGAAACAATTCAATTACAAATTGCTACAAGCAGAACAAGCCCCGGCCACAGCGCCGGGGCTTGTTATACTACCGAGAATATAGGCAGACCGTTTCACCGTTCTCTCTTTCCACTTTGAGAACCGCAAGGGCCTTTTGGTTTTGGCGGAAGTCACGGCCAGGACGCTTTAAGAAGATGGATTTTGAAAAGGCTTTCCCTTCCTTTTCCTGGTCCGTGAACAGGAATACAATATCACCGCATTCTGCGGAAATCAGGTGTTCGGCGGTGATTTTGGTATGGAACGGCAGAGAATCCGGCTTGAATTGGTACACCGTAAAAGATGCGTCAAGGGCCGCTTTCAGCTTCGTTATTGCCGTAAGCCGTTCCCGTATGGATTCATAGTTTTCGCTTTTAGTTATGTCAGTTTCGGACAGCTTCCCGGACAAAATAACATCAACTGTCCTTGCGTGGGGAAAGCGGACAGGAAACGCAATATCTTTCAAATGCTGGAACCCTGCAAGGTGGTAAAATTCTGCCCGGTCAAAGCCTAGCACAATTTCATGCAGAACACAGCTTTTTCCGTAGGTAATGTGGTATGTATATTCGGTCAGTTCTTTCCATGCAACTGCTGCTTGCTGTAGCAAGTCCATTCTTTCACGCTCTTTCTCTACGAAAAAGGGGCTTCGCAGAACGCAAAGCCCCAAATAAAGTGTTTTCTTTCGGCTAACGCCTATTCGGGTTGAGGTAACACATAACCCTCGGTCAGGCTCCACGGAGAACTGCGACCCGAAACAGCCCCGCCGGTTCAACGCCAGGATAGACAATCATCGTTGCTATCCACTAGTAGTATATGTTATTTTCGCCAATTTGTCAACATAAATTTGAACAATTAAATTACAAGTACACCACCAAACCAGCAGCGAAAGAACCGCCCCCGGCTCCAATAGCCGGGGGCTTCTGCTATGCTTCGGGCTTGCTGTCTGTGGTGGGCTGCTGCGGCTCTTCCTGGTACTCCATCAGATCGCCAGGTTGACAGTGAAGGACTTCACAAAGCCTTGCAATAGAACGATGGTCAAGGCCACCAGTTCCGTTTTTTATCGCTGTCAATGTCGCTTGCCCTAGAACCTTTTCTTTCCTGATTCTGTATGAAGTATAGCCTTTTTCCTCTAGCAGTTTCAGGAGTTTATCGTACTTGATTGGCATTTCTTCACCCTCTTTCCAGTGGGGGCCTTTTAAGTGGCCGGCCCTTTTCCACTGTTCGCATTATAGCACAAAATATACACTATTTCAAGTGACAAAATACACAATAGTATAGCACTAAAGATTGTGCATACTGTCAATAGACATACACTAAAGATAGTGCTATAATAATGCCATCACAGAGAGGGAAACACCCCAGGAGGCAACACCATGAAAGAGATCAATGCCATTCGCTCCACCGTCTGCAAGAGAGCCGCCGCCTATGTCAAGGCCGGTATGAACCGGAGCGCTGCTTTCCGGCGGGCCTGGGCTGAGACCGCCATCAAAGCAGCCGAGTTGAAGCAGGGAGACATGATCGAGATTGTCACCTACTCCACCGCCTGGATGAAGAACATCACTGTTTCCGCCCGTGTGATGAACGTTTCCCGGTTCGGCTCCAACGTCTCCGTTATGGTCATGGCGAAGGAATGTTGCAAGCAGACCGTTCAGGATGTATTTCTTCCCGCCGCTTCCCTGGTGCGGAAGGTTGCATAAATAACCACAGTATTCAAAACTTTTAGGAGGTTTTCACAATGAGCATCAACGAAATGGAAATCAAAGTCAACGAACTGCGGGAACTGCGCCGCATGGCTGACGAGCTGGCCAGTGAGATCACGGCCATTGAGGACGAGATCAAGGCACAGATGACCGCCACTAGCACGGACGAATTGACCGGGACCACCTTCAAGATCACTTGGAAGGCCGTCACCAGCAGCCGCCTGGACAGCAAGGCCCTGAAAGCAGATGCCCCCGGCCTGTACGCCCAGTATTGCAAGCCAACCACTTCCCGGCGCTTCTGCCTGGTGTGAGAAAGGAGACCACCAATGACCATTGAAGACCTGAAAGAAGACCTGAAAGCCCAGGTTGCGGGCCTGACCGAGGCCCAGGCGGCGGCAGTTTTGCGGGCCATCCCTCTGGCTGACAAAATCCGGCTTTTGCCGGAGGCAGACAGCAAGGCCATTCTTGCCCAGCTTCTAACGCAGTCACACGAATAAAGAAAGGCCCCCCTGGAGCCGCCACAGGCTCCAGGGGGAAGGAAGAGAAGATAGGTGGTGTGTATGCTCATGCAGAAAAGACATTTCACAGCCCCTATATTGTAACCGACTTGACCGGAGATGTCAAGAGAAAGGATAGAACCATGAACACCGCAGAACAGAGCTGGAAAGAGAGAGCCGCTTCCTACATTGCCAAGGTTGAAAGCGCCAACGACACCGCATTTAAAGGGCTGATCGCAGAGGGCTACAATCTGCTTTCTGATGCCAACAAAGCGAAATTTGAGGCATTCATAAAAAATCTTCTGGCAGAGCAGGAAGCCGAGAAGCAGCAAAGCAGCCACACCGAAAAGGAGGAACAGAGATGAACACCACTACCACCACCCAGAACCCCACCGCCAAGCGTTACGAGGATTTGAACGACTTTGAAAAGTCTTTCATTGACGGCTATCGGAAACTTCCCCCGGAGGACCAGCGGGAGGTTTCCGCCGCCATCATGGCCGCCGTGAAGATCACCCACGCCACCCCGGAGCAGATAGCGTCCCTCTGTGGCCGTCTGGGTATCACTGACAACCCTTCCCGCTATATCTGTTCCCTGTCCGCCAGGCACGAGACAGCGGCCTTCTGGGCCGCCTGTGAGGCCGTGGACGATATCACCGAGCACAAGACCATTGACGAACTGCGGGCAATTAGCGCCGCCAGAAAGGGGGCTTAACCATGAGTTTTTGGAGCTGGCTTTTCAATGTCGTTCTCTTCCCTCTGAGCGAGGAAGAACGGGACCTTCTCGAACGGTTCTACAATGCGGAGAGCATGACCGGCAAGGACATAAGGCCGGAAGAACTCCCGGCCCTGAAAAAGCTAATCAGGCGGGGATTTGTCAGAGTCACGAAGGAGGTCAAGGCATGAGCGAGAAACCTATGTTCACCCCCATTCCCGAAGAATTATTTCAGCAGCTTCAACAAAGCCAGACCCAGAAAGCCGCCAGTGATGCCGCCGCTTTCCTGTCCGCCGCCTATGACCTGATCGAGAACAACGGCCAGCCGGTCAAAGCCCCCAAGGAGCGGCGGCGGCAGCTTCTGGCCCTGCTGGAAATGACCATGTGCAACCTTGCCAAGGTCACCAGAGATGCCAGAAAGATGGAACGGATATTGCAGGAGCAAGCCCAGAAGGAACATGAGCGCCGGCAGCCGCAACCAGGCCGGAGGTAGGCCCATTTTCTCCCCTTGTGTGGCGGTTAAATCCGCCACACAAACGCCCCTTTTTCGCAATGTGCGCCGATTGTGCGCAACCTAGCTATGAAACCGCCTATTTTTTTCCTCTGAATTATTTGGTTTTGTCATTGTTTCACGAATTAAATTGAATATTATTGTATGGTTTAACACTTGACTACAAATGTGCGGAAATGTTACAATATATTAAAATTACGGTAAATCTATGTTATTTATCTTTGATTTCCTCAAAATTTCCTATGTTTTATTGTGATTAACTTCACCGTGTTAAACCGTCTCACCCTGATTGTGCGCAGAATTGCGCAGGAAAGCGAGGTCTAACATGGTAAAGAAAATCAATGGAAAATTGTGGTATTGCTGTCCGCAATGTGGGAAGAAGATTCTCCCCGTCTCCCCTGCTGCATTCTGTTCCGGCGTGTATGTCCAGTGTGGCCGCTGCAAGTGGCAAGGAGAAATGGAGATCAAGCAGAAAGGGGCTTGAAATCATGGCAAGCATTCGCAGAATCGACAACAAGAACGGTTTCTATTACAGGATCACCGTTTCAGAAGGGAGGGATGCCAACTACAAGCAGATACGGCATTATAAGACCTGGAAGCCGCCCGCCGGTATGGGCGTGCGGCAGGCCGGGAAGATGGTCAAGCAGATAGCGGCGGAATTCGAAAACGAGCTTGATTACGGCTTTCAGCCTGACAATAGCCAGACTTTCGATGAATATGCAGAGTACGTTATCAAGCTGAAAGAACAGCACGGAGCAAAGCCCGGAACCATCAACGTCAACGAGGGATTGCGCCGCCGCTGTTATCCCAAAATAGGCTATATGAAACTTATTGACATACGGCCAAGGCACTTAAATGAATTTTACATGGAACTTTCCACACCCGGCAGCCTGATAACCTGGAACAGCTCCACAGCAAAGATTGACCTAGCGGACATAGTGGCGACCTCTGGTAAGTCAAAATCGGCTTTTGCCCAGTCCTGTGGTGTAACATTTAACACGCTGAAAAATGCCTGTGACGGCGTTTCCATTTCCCTACAGTGCGCCCAGCGCATAGCCGATTATCTTCGAAAGCCTGTTGATGATGTTTTTAACGTAGACCGTTCAAAACGTGCGTTGTCCCCGAAGATGATAAGGAACATTCACCGTTTTATTCATGATGTGCTCCATGTGGCGGAAATTGAAATGATTATCAAGTACAACCCCGCCGACAAGGTGCAGTCGCCTAGGGTCACTCGAAAAATACCGAACTACTTTCAGCCGGAGCAGATCACCACTATTCTGGAGGCCCTGGAAACGGAGCCAATCATGTGGAGGACCATGGTAACGCTCATGATCGTGACAGGAGCACGGCGGGGAGAGGTTGCCGCCCTTAGATGGGAAAAGATAGACTTTGACAGGAACGAAGTAAAAATAGACGCTTCATTGTCCTATATTCCAGAAAAGGGGATTTATGAGGGGGGCACAAAGACGGGAAACACCCGGTTTATATCTCTTCCCCCGGAAGTCATGGCTCTTCTTCGGCGTTACCGTATGTGGCAGATCGAGAGGCGGCTTTCCCTGGGCGACAAGTGGAAAGAAAGCGACTATCTTTTTACTCAGCTTTACGGCGGTCCAGTAAACCCCACATCTGTCAATCGCTGGCTTGCCAAGTTCACAGAGCGGCACAACCTCCCCCACATCAACCCACACGCATTCAGGCACAGCGCCGCTAGTATCATGATTGCAAACGGCTGTGACATCGTGTCAGTTTCCAGCGTTCTGGGCCACGCAACACCGAGGATGACGATGGAGACTTATTCCCATCAGATCGCAGAATCGACCCGCCACGCCACCGAATGTTTGACCGATGCAATTTTGAGAAAAAAGGCTTAAATCTTGTAAAAGCACTTGATTTTTGCTGTGAAATGTGCTATAATATCCATACAATTAAATGACAAAACGAGCCGGAGAAAAACCGTCTCGAATGAGCCTTTGAGCCTATCACCCGCACGTGGTAACAGCGTGTTGGGCGGTAGGTTCTTTTTATTTTTTAACCGAAAGGAGCAAACAAACATGAAGCGAATTCGAACCATTGCGGAGGCCGCCAAGGAGATCAAGGCAGCAGACCCGAACACCTATTTCACCGAGTGGAAGTTGCGGCTGATGATTAAGCGGGGCATTTTCGCCCCGGCCACGGTGAGCACAGGAACCCGTGTCGTTCTGATCGATATGGACAAGCTGGAGGCACTGATGGACGGCCAGACATTGGCCTGACCTCCCCCACAAGAAAGGACATGAGCACATGACACAGCACGAGCGCATATTGCGACACCTGAAAAGCGGCGAAGCCCTGACCCAGGCGGAGGCGTTCACGGAATACGGTATTGGGCGGCTGTCCTCCCGTATATGCGAGCTGCGGAAGCTGGGCTACCACATCAAGGGCGAATTCGTCACCCAGAAGAACCGGTATGGGGAACCCTGTACGTTTGTTCGGTATTCCATGGATGACAGCGGGAAGGATGTGCAGGGATGAAGGAAAGGGGATTCTATTTCAGGCCCGTCTATTGCAAGGCTGCTGCAGCCCTGGAAGACAAAGACCGGCTTGCATTCTATGACGCTCTCTGTGATTTTTGGTTCTTTGACAATGTCAGCCTCCTCCCTTCCGCTGCATTGGCAGCTTTTGTCCTTGCTTCGCAAATGATTACAGAGGACGCACAGGAGGACGCTTAAAAATGGCAGTAGTTAAAGAAAAACACCCGTCATGGTTCAAAATGAAGTTAGAGCGGCGGCAGATGATTAGAAAACTCCCCCCTGAGAATGCCGTCAATGTGTTACTTGCTTGTTGGGATTATCTGGAAACCGAAAAACTTCCTGAAAACCTTTCCCCGTTCGAATCAATTGCCGCCTCTGCCTTTCTTCCTGACCTGGAAGAAGCGTGGGCAAGGTACGAGCAGCGGGTAAATGCAAGAGCTTCAAGCAAAAACACAGGGCGGAAAAACCGCATGGTATCGTACGATATCGAGCGATACCATGCGACATCATGCGAGACAGAAGAAGAAACAGAACCAGACCCCCTAAAGGGGGATGGTTCTAAGACTGTAGATATATGTAATACGAGGGGTGCCGCCTCCAAGGGCGGCCCCCCACCGGTACAGCTATTTGACCCATACAATCCGGAAACGTGGGGGGATGCAGAATGAGCGGAGCAGAGAACGAAGCGTATATTTGCGGGGCTATCCTGATCGATGGGGTGCAGGTCCTCCCGGCTGTCCGTGTCATTCTCCCCCCTGGGGCTTTCCAGATAGAAGCCTATCGAGCTATCTATGTGGCGGGCCTGTCCCTGCTGGATGCCGGTGAGCCTATTGACCCGGTTTCCATCAAGGCCCAGGCAAAGCGGCAGGGCGTGGAGCTGTCAAACGAACTGCTTTCCGAGCTGATGGAAGTCGTCCCGTCCGCTGCCTACTGTGTCGAATATGCCCACCGTGTGGCGGAGGATGCCCGCACACGGGCTATCAAGGACTTGGCTACACGGATACAGGAAGACAATGTTTCGACCCCTGATGAGCTTCTAGCGACCTTACAGCGGGAGACGGAAGCTATACGGGCCAGCAGTTACCAGCGAGGCCTTGTGGCCCCCAACGAGGCCTTGCACCGTTTCATGGACTACGTTGTCCAGGCCGGTGAGAAGCGGGACAACTTCATTTCCACCGGTTTTCCAAAGCTGGACGGTATTCTAGGCGGTGGACTTATTCGGGGCGGGCTGTACATACTGGGGGCGAGACCCGCCGTGGGAAAATCCACCTTTGCCGTGAATCTGGCCGATGGGATCGCCGGCAGCACACTTTTTATCAGCCTGGAAATGACCGTTGAGCAGATCACGGCGAAACGGATTTCCCGCCGTGTTGGCTGTTCGTCCGCCGGTCTGCTGTCTGGACGGCTGACAGATAAAGCGTGGGAGCAAGTGGCCGTTGCAATGTCGGACATTTCCACCAAAGGGCTGTACCTGAATGACCGCTATGACCTCACAGTTTCACAGATTGGCTTATTGGCCCAGGCTGTGCCGGAGCTGCGGGCCGTCATTGTGGATTACCTAGGCCTTATTCAACCCGCCACCCGGAGCGCCTCAACCTACGAGAATGTATCTCAGGTCTCCAGGGAGTTGAAGCGGCTGGCCCTGTCTCTGAACGTGCCGGTTATCTGTCTGGCCCAGCTTTCCAGGAAGGTGGAGGAACGCCAGAATAAAAGGCCGATGCTGTCTGACCTTCGGGACAGTGGAGCCATCGAGCAGGATGCAGACGGCGTTCTCTTCCTGTATCGTGATGATTATTACACCGGCCCACCTGCTGATGGGCAACCGTCACAGGTAGAATTAAGCGTTGCCAAGAACAGGCATGGACGGACCGGGGAAACATCGTTTAACCTTTGGCTACGGTGCAGCCTGTTCAAGGAGGCGGGGGGATGAAGCAGAAGCCGAAGCGCCGGAACAGGTGGAGACGGTACGAGGCAGAAAAGAAAGCACTTGCCGCCAGGGGCCTACCCCCGGCGGCCTATGAGAAAGCATTGCGGGAACTTGCCAAGAGGCTAAAACTATGACTGCTACAAGGAGGAATAAAACAATGTCAATTGCCGCTATCGTGTTATCTGTTATTTCCATGATCCTGGGTGGTGTGAATCTGCTTTTTATGGTGCTGATGTGCGCCGCCTGGAAAGATTTCAAAGAGGAATGGGAACGGCTGAAAGAGGAGAAATAAACCATGCAAATCATTATCGGACTTACCGTTGCCGCCCTGTTCCTTGTGGCCGCTTCCCTGCTCCTGTATCTGGAGCACCGGGAGAATGAGCGTGAGCGCATCTGGAGGGGGCGGCAGGACTTAGATGCCTTACAGAGAATCACCAACAAGGCAACGCCAGAAGAACGGACCGTCTCCCCCGCCGCCAGTCTGGCCAGTGTCGGGCCATTCACGCCGGAGGAAGCCCAGAAGCACCACGAACGGAACTACGCCGCACTTAACGGATGCCTGAAAGCTATTGAGGCGGCGGGCCTTACTTCGGAAGAGGCCCAGACAATCCCCGCCCAGCTGGAAAAGGCTGTAGCCTTTGCGAGCGTCCGGCAGCTCCACAGTGCCACTTTCAAGGCGTTTGAAATATCCAGAGAGCCAGACGGGAAAGGCGGCTGGAAAGACGAACCAGAGGGCTACAGCTGCTTCACCGCATACGGGAACCGAAAAGTAAGAATCGGGACAGCGGACAATTACCGCACATACGAAATACGGCCATAAGGTCCACAGTGGGCCGTAGAATCGAGAACCAAGAAAGGAAGGATAACCAATGGTTGAAATGAGCGAGGCCGCCAGAGAGGCACAGAGGGCCTATAACAGGGAATGGGAGGCAAAGAACCGAGAGCGCCGAAACGAGTATAAGCGGCGTTGGGCCGTTGAACACCGGGAGGAAGTCGCCGCCCGGAGGAAGGGCAAGAATGCCCAGTATAACGCCAACAGATGGGAGCGCAAGGCGGCCCGGATGCAGGCCGCCCAACAGGAACTTGAAGACGCTACCCCCTGACCGCTGCGCTGTTTTGCGGACAAAAACGGACAAAAGCGGCCAGGGCCAGCAAAACCGCACGAAGGGGGGTGATACCATGGACGAAGATAAGCAAGGGAAATTCAGGGACGCAAGTGAGCAGCTGCGGGCAGCCTTCCCGGAGGCTATAGCAGCCCTGAGACAAATAGCAGCGGACGAAGAGGCCCCGGCAGCTGCCAGAGCCACCGCCGCCCGGTCTCTGCTGGAATACGGTGTGAAGCTGGATGAACAGGCAAAGGCTGAAACGCTGAACATCCTGGATTTCTAGGCCGTTGCGGCCAATTGGAGGAGCACCCAATGAAGAAAAATGAATCTGATGTGCTGATTATCGCCGTTCGTCATGTCCCATTCCGGGATGCTGACGAAATTTTGAGCCAGTGGAACCCTCAAAAACAAGGCTATGTGTTCCACATTTTCAGCGAAAACCTGTATGTGCAAGATTACCTACAAACCAAATATTTACGAGACGAAAAAGGAGAATAAACTATGAAATTTATCTTTGACCTGGACAACAAGGACCTTCTGCCCCGCACCCTGGAGATTGCGAAAGCCGTTGAGGACTTTTCCAAAAAGTTCGGTTTGAAGGACCTTCGCACTCCCCCGGAAGAGGGGGAAAGCGCCGGTGATGCCGCACGGCGCAACCTGAAAGCCCTTATGAAGGTGGTTTGTGTGGACCACCCGGCGGAGGCTGGGGCTATCAGCGATATGTTCTGGGTGCTGGAAAACAAGGACGAAAAGGCACCGAACGCTATTGTCACCGCCAACACGGTTATTAACCGGAAGGAAGCCATTGATTTTTTTACCTTGTCGCTGATTTTGGGGCAGATCGGTACACACTCCTGATTCTTTCCATGCCCGCCCAATTCGCTGAATACTTCAAGTTTCCGCAACTGCTGGAGTTGGCACGAACGCAGGAAGAGCAGCGGGCCAAGGAATACACATACCGGATTTATGTAGCGGATGCCCTAAAAATCATAGGCGAAAATCTGGCCAAAGCCTGGGGCGGCAGTTCCCTGAATGTTCGGCTATATGACCTTCTCGAAGAGAAGACAGAACCGGAGGATACCAGGACCGCCGAGGAGATCGTGGCGGATATCTGCGCAAGGCTGGACGCTATGAGCGAGGGCAAGGAAGATTCCGAACCCATTTGATTCTGTGGGTGTGGCGGGCATTCAGGCCCGCCACAATCCCGCATTTTACCGAAAGGAGGAAACATTGCATGGACTTATTGGATATTGCCATAGGTATCACAGTTAAGGATAACGCATCGGCGGAGATCAAAAAAATTTCCGAGAATGTCAACAAGATCATTGACGCTTTCGGGTCTGTCTCCGAGAAGAGCGGCGAAGGTCTGGAAAGTCTGAAAAAGCAGGTCAAGGAGACTTCTGAGAAAATCAAGAAATTATCGGAAGAGGTAGCGAAAGCAACAGAGAAAACCGAGAAAGTTCCAGAGGCAGGAAAGACAATCGGTGAAAAGGTTTCAGAAGGAGCGAAGAAGGGCGAGGCAGCACTGGGGAAGTTGGGCAAGTCCGGCACCCAGACCGCCGGACTTCTGGAAAGCGGCTTTCAAAAAGTCGCCTCCGCCGTGGCTGCGGCCTTTACCGTAAAGAAGGTGCTTGAATTCGGTGTTGCCGCTGTGAACACCGCCGCCGATGCGGAAACATCCTTCGCCAAGGTCAGAACCCTTCTTGACAGCAGTACCGATATAACATCTTACTACGAGAGCGTGAGGAAGGGAGCGCAGGAAGCGGGTGTACCTCTTGCGGAGTACACAGAGGCATTGTATCAATCGCTTTCCGCTTCTGTGGACCAGGGTAACGCCGTCAAATTCACGACAGACGCCGCAAAGCTGGCCCGGGGTGGATTCACTGACCTGACAAAGGCCGTTGATGTCCTCACCACGATTCAGAACGCCTACGGCATGAGCACCAAACAGACCTCCCGGATAGCAGATAAGTTAGTGACCACCCAGAACCTGGGCAAAGTCACCGTTGACGAACTGGGCCAGGTCATGGCCCGCTCTATCCCGACGGCCAGGGCCTACAACGTGAATCTCGATACCCTGCTTGCGACCTATGCAGTCATGACGAAGAACGGCAACCAGGCCGCTGATTCCACCACCCTGCTGAATGCCACCTTCAACGAGCTGGGCAAGTACGGGACGAAGACCGCCACAATCCTGAAAGAGAAGACCGGCAAGAGCTTCGCTCAGCTCATGGCCTCTGGTACTTCCCTTACTGATGTCCTGGGCATTTTGGAAACCGAGGCCACGAAGAGCGGCCTTGCAATCAATGACCTCTTCGGGAGCCAGGAGGCGGCGAAGGGCGCAAATATCATCCTGACCAACGCCCAGGACATTACTACCGCAATTTCAGAAATGGGCGATTCTATCGGAGCTTCTGCGGAAGCCAACGCCACCATGCTGAACACCTACAACGAGCAGTTGAAGTTGTTAAAAACCAATTGGGGCTTGCTGATGGAGGAAGTAGGGAAAAAGGGTATCCCGGTTCTGAACCATGTGGTAAAGGCGTTGAATAAAATGATTGCGCCAGGTACGACATCACTTGATGTCTACGCCAGTTCGGCAGAAGAAGCACGCACGAAGATGTGGGAGCTTATCGATGCACGGGACGAACTCGAAAGAAAATATGGGGAGCGAACCCCGGAGGAAACAGGGTATGAAATGCAGGACCTTACAAGATGGACGGAACTCACAAACAATATTGATGCATATCGTGGCATAATCAAAGAGGCCACAGAGGCAAGTGCGGAAATGGGCGAATCCGGCGGTGCCGCCGCCGATATGCTCCAGACCGCAACAGAAGATTATGTGACCTCTGCCCAGGCGCTTCTTGACCAATATCAAGCGACCTATGAATCTACCCTTGCAAATTTGGATAAGTTCTTTTCCCCGTTCGAAAAGGTCTCTATCGATGTTAAAACATCGTTAGAAGACATGACGGCCGGTATGCAGTCCCAGATTGACTATTTCCAGAACTACAACGAAAACATTCAGACATTGACAAAAATCGGTTTAGGCGGTTTTTCGGATATGCTGATTAGTATGGGGCCAACGGGTGCAGCCTTTGCACAGACGATGGTTGATTCCCTTACTGATGCGGACGGAGCTGTTAAAGATGGTTCGGCAGACATGATTCAGCAGCTTCTCACGATGCAGGAGCAGTTGACCCAGAGTAAAGACACGCTCAGTCAATCGGTATCTGATGGTGTCAACGGAACCACAGAGGCAATTAAGCAGTTAACGGAAGACTACGTTACAAATGTGAGCCAGTGGGATAAATCCACTGAGGCAATGGAGAACGCACAGAAAACCGTTGCCTCTTTCGCGGCAGGCCTGACCAGCAGCAAGAGTTCTATTCTGGCCGCTGCGGGAGACATCGGCGCACAGATCACCCAGGCGATTCAGGCCAACGTGGGGGACATCGACGTGAATATTGTCGGTCATATGACGGTAACAGGCGGTAAAGGCTATGCCATCGGCTTGGACTACGTCCCATACAACGGCCTTCCCGCCATTCTTCACCGAGGCGAGGCTATATTGAACCACCATGAGGCTGAGGATTGGCGCAGAGGCCGGAGCCGTGGGAACAGCCAGGGTATCACCATCAACCAGACAATTCAGTCTGTACCGCAAACCCCCGTCCAGTTGGCGGCGGCTACAAGAGCAATGTTTGAACAGGCAAGATGGACGCTCTAACGCCCAACAGCCCCGACACACGGCGAAGAATAGCCTAGGCGGTCAACCATAACCCGATGCAGAATAAAGGCCGCTACGAGGAACAGCATCGGCCACACCCGGCAAGAAACCGCCGGGAATATCACAGATTGGAGATCATCGAAATGTCACAATATCGGTATTGGTGGTATGTCCATGTGCAGAAAATGATAAGGGACAGCATGGACAGAATAAAGGCCGGAGTAGAACCGGCCACGCTCCAGGAGGCTCAAGCTCAGTTTGCCACAAAAAAGGCGCTTGACGAACTGGAGAATAAAGACCGAGCACCGGAGCGGCTAGAGTTTATCAAAAGTGTTTTTTGCAACAAGAAATCCACCGTTCCGGGGATTGCTATGCAAATGTACATTTCCGAGAGAACGGCCACTTACTGGAAATCAGACTTCGTTTACCAAGTGGCCTTTTTCATGGGCTTTCTGTAGCCTCTCCCCTGCTGCGCCCTGGGCCTGACCGCCTGGGGCGCTTTTGCTATCTGTACTGTGAATATTTGAAAGGAAAGATTCATTTTTTTGCAAGTTACCGGAAAATTACAGCCAAGTTATCTGCAAGTGAATTTCTAGTTTTTTCTAGTAGTCCGGTCTGGATGGTTGTAAAAGAATTTGAGGTTTTATGAGGTTCTGGAAGCTGTCAGCAAATGGAAAACCTTAGAAAACCTTATGGCGTAAAACCTGACAAAACCTGACCTTGAATGTAGTAAATTGTAGTAGTTCCCACAGCGCCCAAGAGGTCCACACACGCCCGGAGACAGACAAACGCCCCCGGCCATATGCCGGGAGCGTTCACCCCTTATTCCGTTGGCGTGGCGGGCCATTGGGCAGGATCAGCGGCAGGAAGCGGAAGCGCACCGCCACCATACCCGTACAATCCATTCTGAGCCGCCAGAATAGCGCCAGGGATAGGAAGAAAACGGGAAACTATAAACA